CTATTATCTCCGTACTCATAAGAAACTTCCTGCTCGCCAAGAGTATGAATATCACACTTTTGTTCCTGCCATACTGCCCACAGTGCCGCCTGGTCAATCTGCCATATCATTTTATCTGCTTTATACAGATAATAAATATAATCTGCGACCCCTTTCCAATACTGATTAGCTCTGCCTATACATACAGAGGCATTACAAACATTCCACGGTTCTGTTCGTGCAGGTCTTAATCTCATACCAACTTCGACTTGGGGTAAGTCTGTATGCGGTCGGTTTGCAAGGGCATCAACATCTAATAAACAGGCATATTCACCTGTTTTCTTCATAAATTCATACCAACGGATAAATCTGATACTATGATAATATTCGGGGTTACCATTAGGATGTTCAATGGTTAAGCCTGTATCAAGCCCTAAACTATCAATAATTTGTTTAGCAAAGTCAGCAGACCCATCCATAATATGAACATGGCAGCCCTTACCAAGAGAGGCTAACAGCTTTGCACCAAACTTCCTAAAATATACACCATCACAAAATAAATAAGCTACAAACCCTTTGGGGGTGGGTCTTACCTGTGTAACAGGGGGTAAAGTATATCCTAAATATAATGGTTTTGTTTCTGCAAAGACACTTCGTATATCTGTCGTATGCTTCCAGTGAGAACGCATAACATCATAATCACCTGTTAAAAAAGCATTAACAGCAGGGTCTTTAGCTACAGGTTTATTGAATTTAAAACCAATATCATCTTGGTCAACTGCATGATAAGGCGGTAAGCCATTACGCTTACGAGCCTCCCACTCATCTTCAACTATTCCCATGAAACCTCAGTATGTATGCAGGAAAGTGAAGGGTCTTTCCCACACACATTAACCAAAAGACAAATATATAACCTAACCCTTTCGCCATAGCACGTATAATATATAAACACAACCCTTTATATAACCATAATATAAATATGGGTACGTTAAGTTTTTTAGAATATATTTGGATGGGGGTTCTAAGTACTATAATAATAACCCCCGTAAAATTATTTGGGTGGTGGGGGGTCTCTCAAATCACTAAACCTATAGTTTATTCAGCAACTAAGTTTCAAAAGCAAAAAGAACAAAAGGTGAACGGATGTTCTTGTTCTGTTCCTTAAAAGAACAAAACGTGAACAGGTGTTCTAACGCAAGAACATAAGCAGAACAAAACATGAACGCTTGTACTCCCTTTGTCTGCCCTCAGATTTAACGAATCAACGCTTTTAGGTACAATCACACCAAAAAACCCATTTGTTGAGTGACACAGCTTAAAAGACGTTTAAAATTAGATTTATATAATCTCAATTATTCTAGTATATATAACAATATTATGTCTCTCTATATATAGGAATATATAACAAAGGTTAGAAAGTAAGGGCTTAACCGCCTTGCATTCGCTACATGAACACAAGAAAGAAATGTTTAAACAATGTTAAATAAATCTCTTTATTTACTTGCATTAAATACAAGATGATGTATATTACAATTATATAAGGTTATCAAATTGAACTGGTTGCACCTAATTTATCAGAATTAAAAACTTTATAATTAATGGAGGTTACTGACATGAATAGATTACTTACAACAATTTGTAATACATTAGACTTTATAGGACTAGTTCTATTTGTTCCGTTTTTAATGTTCTGCTTTCTTACGGGTGTATTTTCTATAATTGTTCTATCTAATTATTTAACTTAACTAATGGAGGAGGGGGAGCGTTTAAACGCTCTCCCTTAATATTTCTTAGAGTCTCATTAAGGTGAGATTCTAAGAAGTATTAATTACTTCATATTATCAATTATAACCTGTAAAGGGGGAAAAATGTATTACAAAAAAGATGAAATTAAAGCAGAATTAGAAGATTATTTGTCTGAAAATCAAGAAAGTTTGATGAATGACAAAGGCGTTGCACATTGGCATGAAGATTTGCACCATGATTGCTTTAATACTAATTATTTTATTATTGGCACTTATCAAGCAAAACAATGGCTTGGTGATGAAGTTTTTAATATAATAAATTTTATCAAAGAGTATGAAATGGACAATTTTGGAGAGGTTTCCACTGATTTCAGCGACCCAGAAAAAGTTGTAAATATGTACGCTTACATAATAGGCGAGCAGGTTGTTTATGAATATATAAACGAAAATCAAAAATATTTAGAAAGTGTATTCTGCTCTTAATATTTGAATTAGGGGGGGAGTGTTTAAACGCACCTCCCTTTAATATTTCTAAGAGTAGCTTAATGGAGCTATTCCTAGAAGTATTAAATACTTCGTTTTATTAATTATCTTGTGAAGGGGGAGAAGATGCAAAACATAATAAGAAAGATAAGAGAAAGTATAACTTTTGAAGATTTTAAAAGAATACCTAGACTTAAAATGAAAAAAGTGAAAACAAGACAAAAAAGAATAAGGAAAAGAATTGATGTACCAAGTGACCATAATTCTAAAATACTTTGTTTTTTATTTTTGGCGAATGGTCAAGTTTTTTATAATCAACGCATTGGAAATGATGGTGATTTGCTTTATTCGTGGACAGTCGTGGATTTAAGAAATAAATGTCATGGATATTGGGAATATTATGAAAGAGCCAAAAAGATACTTGAAGCAAATTTAATGAACCCGACAATTTATCCTGAAAACCCGCTTGCAACTAATATTTCTAATGATGGCAAGAAAAACAAAATGAATATGCACGTTGTAGACAGACACGACAATTTAATAAAAACCAAAGATGAACATCAATGGGCATTAGAAATGAATTTAACTGAATTCCCAACTTATGAAGATTTACGCAAAGCTAAGTTATTAAACAGACAAATATATCAACGAGACTTATATAGCAAAAGGGTTAGCAACTATTAATATTTTGGGGGAGTTTAAACGCTTCCCCTTAATATTTCTTTAGATAGCTTCAAGAAGCTATCTTGAGAAGTATTATATAATACTTCATTTTTTTTAATAACCTTTGAAGGGGTAGTTATGAAAGAGAGATACACAATACAAGAAAAATTAGATGCTTCTATACGTCTTAAAAACGATATAAATGGCAATCCTAGATTTTATATACCTTGTTATTATTTTAGTAATGGAAAAGCTGAATTTAGGAGACCTAATTTTGCCAATAAATACAGAGGTAGGCAATATGGTGCAGGCTGGGTTTTTCAATCTTATAATTTAAAAGAGGAATTGAAACTAGAACTTAAAAAACATTTTAAATCTTTAAATACTAAATATACATCTTTTATTGATGATGCAGAAAAAATGGCGGATTTTAAACAGTTATCAAAAGAGGATTTTTTAAGCAGTTATTCTTATTTAACTGAAATAGAATATGACTTAACTTTAGTTGAGGAGACAAACGATGAGTAACAGTACGAGTACAAATTGGGATTATATGATGTATGCGAGTGGTTTTTATTTAACAGAAAATTTGCCTAGAGAATCATTCCATTGGGAAGAAGATAAATTAGACACATTTTTAGAAAACCATCTTTGTGAGCCATTTGAATACCATGATGCAAAACAAATTTGGCAGCGCATATTGATTTTAGGTTCTAGTTTAGAAAACAATTTTATTTGGAGGCACAAACAATGAAGGAAGTATTAGGAATTATTTGTTTTATTTTTGGTTGTTTGTTGTTAATTGCATCAAAAGATTATCAATATTTTGGTGTATTACCTGAATTAGAAATTGCTACATTTTTAATAAAAGTATTATTAATGATGATGGGTTTTATTATAATTTTTTGTGGATTTTACCTTGTGGTAGCTGAAAATAGGGAGGGTTAAAAATGACTGACATAGGAAACAGATGCGTACATTGTGGTTTTGATACATCTTTTGAGAGTGGATTATTCGTTAATCGTATTCCTGCTGATGCCGATTATCAGGCAGAAGATGCCAAAGGTAATATAATCTTTAAGGACGGTGAATATCGTGACGGATATGCCTGTGAGCCATGTATGGCATTAGATTGCGACCGTTGTGATGTTTCAATTCCTTTAGATGAAGATATTACTGCTGATGATTGCGACCTTATGGAATTTAGTGATGGTGCATTTCGTGTCCATGAGTGTTGTTTAACTAAGGAAGAGTCTAAACTTCTAAAAGATTAATATTAAAGAGGGTGTTTAAACACACCCTCTTAAACTCTACCAAGAGGACTTATATATTTTTTAAATTTTTCCCATCCAAATTCAGGCGGTTGTCCATACACAATTACATTGACAGCTTTTTGCCTATTTAATCCTAACAATCTATCCATTACATCAAGTTTGGATTTT